GAACTAATGTTGAAGGTATCAGTTTGCGAGGAACAACTTTAAATAATATTTTCAGTGCAGGTAGTACGAACACTACATATTATCATCAACTTTTTTATAACGGAAACGGTAATGTCGGCGGGATTGCGACGAACGGAACCGCAACCGCTTATTACACTTCTTCGGACTATCGATTAAAAGAAAACTTAACACCATTAACAGGAGCATTAGACAGAATTGAACTGCTACCAGTTTATCGTTTTAATTTTAAATCAGACACTAAAAAAACCGTTGATGGATTTGTTGCTCACGAGGCTCAAGCAATAGTACCAGAAGCGGTCACAGGCGAAAAAGACGCAATAAAAACTGTGGTTGTTCAAGAAGGTAAAGAGCAACGTGATTATGTAGCTCCAGTGTTTTGGGGCGAAGACGACGAGTTACCAGAGGGCGTTAATGTTGGTGATTTAAAAATTGCTGAAGTTCAAGCTCAAGAATACCAAGAAGAAATTACCGAAGAGCAACCCGATTACCAAGGCATTGACCAAGCTAAACTTGTGCCTCTTTTGGTTGCTGCGGTGAAAGAATTGAAAGCTAAAGTTGAGGCTTTAGAAAACGCATAATTTTAAAAATCAGAAAACAATGATCGAAATAAATACAATACCTACGGCAGAATTAAATGTTTCTAAAGTAGCGGTATCACTAAACTCAGCTCTAGAATTTGGAATGCAATTCAGCGTAGTTGGTTGGGGTAAATTCAAGAATGCAGAAGGCGAAGACGTTTGGGGTACTACACCTCTGGTTTCAACTCTACTGAATGTAACCGGCCCAACTTGGGACGCTTGGGGATCTGAAAAAGATGACGCTACTTATGTCGGCGATCTAGCATTAGCTCAGCTCGGACTGCAACGTGATCCTGATGCTGTTATCGAAGTTGAAGAAACTCCAGCTGAACCAGCTGAACCAGCTGAACCAGCTGAACCAGCTGAACCAGTTACTGAAGAGCCAGTTGGAGAGTGATCCAGCTGAGTACTTACTGACGCTGCTAGTGTAGCTGATTGGGAGATGGATAAGGTAACAGACGTATTTGATTCGTTATATTCAGCTGTAGTACAAGCGCAAAAAGAAGTTGAGGGGAAATATATTGAGAACATTAACGAAAGTTATTTTGAAGATGGAAAACCCAAGACCGTCACAGTTGAGCTGGGGGAGAAGTCCGTTGAAATTCCTCTCTTTACACTTGTACCGCACAACGCGCTCAAGATTTCGGAGTGCGAGATAGAGTTTGAGATAGATTTAAATTTTGACAAAGAAGCCAAAGGTTGTTTCAGCAAATTGAGAAAGAACAAGATGGCTAATGTTAGAATAAAATTTGCTGGTTGTGATCAAGCAGAAGGGCTTGCACGAATCGGTGATGGTTTAGTTAAACAGATACCTACAATATAAAGATGGCAGGAGCAGATGATGCACAATTAAAGGACTTTCAGGGCTTGCCCATAAGCGAACTGATCGTGGACCCACTCGTTTCGGCTTCCGCCGGACAGAAGAAATTAGCTGGCGTAACGCTCGATTTCGTATCGTCAATCGGCTTCGAGCCAGATCCAGATGATCCGAAAAAAACTCGCACACGAACTGTTGACGTAGAAGTAGAACGCCTTATTAAAGGACGAGCAACACCGCAGAAGCAGATGGTCAAGATGCCTCTACTTTCTATGGTGACGATACCTAACCTATCTATATCCGATGTTAAGATAAATTTTGATATGGAGGTTAAGAGTCATTCAGAAAACAAAAATTCAAACGACAACAAGCAAGAGGATCATTCAGAAACCGAAGGTCACGCTGAGGTAAGTGGTCATTTCTGGGGGGTTGGGGTTACAGCTGGAGGCAGTCACTCGTCATCTCACACTGGAACAGTTACATCACACTCTGAGAATACCCGCTCAACAGACTTTTCAGCTCGTTATTCAATAGGTGTTGAAGCTAAGCAGAACCCGCCAGCTGAAGGTTTGGCGCGATTTACGCAGATGTTGGCATCAACACTTGAACCAGTTGACACGCAAGCCACATAAAACTTGAGAGTATAAAAACTGCTGCGTGAATAATTTACTTAACATAGACGATATAAAAGTGGGATTAGCTACGGCAGCTGGACTTACAAACTGGATGACAAATATTGATTTGGTTCTCCAAATTGCTATTTCAGTTTCAAGTCTTATTTATATCGTCTTAAAGGTTAGGGAGCAGATAAATAAGAATGGCAGCTAAGAAGAAAAACCCAAAGTCTTCAATGAAATGTGGAGAGGTGCGTAAAAGCACTCGCTCCGATAAGAAGATAATGAAGCTCTACTGCGTAGATGGTGGCAAGAAACTTGTTCACGCAGGAGCCAAAGGTTATGGGAATAATTATTCTGAAGCAGCTCGCAAGTCTTTCAATGCTAGGCACAAATGTTCCACAGCTAAAGCTGGCACAGCTAAACACTTAGCTTGCACTGAGCTTTGGAAAAAAGGTGGAAGGAAAACCAGTAATCCTAGTAGCAGAAAAGGGAAATACTAATGGCAGCTAAGAAAAAAGGGCTATACCCAAACATTCACGCTAAACGAAAACGTGGAGCAAAAATGAGGAAAGCTGGGGCAAAAGGAGCCCCTTCAGCTGAGGATTTTAAGCGATCAGCTAAGACGGCTAAAAAAAGAAAGAAATAATTTATGCCAGTAGGTAAGCCATATAAATTCAAGAAGAAGGGTTCGGTAATGCCGGACAAGAAAAAGAAGCCAGCTAAAAAGTCAGCTTCTAAATCAAAACGTAAATATTAATATGTTAAAATCAAAAACTGTTTGGACAGCTGTGACAGCTGTTATCGGTGCGGCTTCTGGTTATTTTACCGGAGAGCTAGAACTTGCAGCTGCGTTGCAGCTGGTTTTAACCAGTGTGCTAGCTGTGTTTGTTAGGCACGGGGTTAAGAAATCTGAGGACGCGGCAAAGGCTGGGTCAGATTCTAAAATTGTTAGTTAGTTGTTAGTTGTTAGTTGGTATAATGGGTTGGTTGTTTAAACTACTGGGGTCATACAGATTCCTTCGGGAGCTGGTGTCCCAGCTGTTTAAATCCCTCGTTATTGAAAGATCCAATGTTCGGAGAGAAATTAAGGATGATGAAGTTGATAAAGCTATTGCCGATGCTCTTGCTGATGACAGCCAGCTGCGCGACGGTGAATCTAAAAAACTCTGAGCGACTAATTGAGCGTCACCCACAAGGCTTTAATGATGCCGTAAGAGCGTCCACTAATTCTGTGGAGTTTGTGCGGGATGCCCTCAAAACAATTAACCGGCTAGAGTCGGTGATTGAGCGGCAGTAAATCCAGCGATACTTGGGGCCACCACTTTTGCGTTCTTGGCGTAGACTCGGTGAATTGCAGCTGAGTTATGACCCAGAGCCACCATTGCCAACCTCTCTGGCATTCCTACTGAGAAGGCACGTTCGGCCCACGCATAGCGGTAGCTGTGCAGCGTGACCCCCTCTATTCCTAATGAGCGGCATTTTCGTCTAAATATTGTCGCCCGATCTTTGCTGTCCATCCTTTGTATAGAGGGCAGAAAATAGCCTTGAGTGCGTCCAGCGGCGACACTGGCTAGCAGCTTTTGGAGGTTTGGTGACAGCTCTTGAGCCGCACGAACCCCCGTCTTACATCGCTTGTAGGTGACAATTCCTTCTTGAAGTTCTTCAATTCTGAAATTGGCAGCATCGGTTTGGGCCGCTCCAGTTTCCCAGAGAATTTCAAGGAAGGCTCTCCAGCGAGTTGTGCGGAGGTTAGAGCCCAACCTGCGATGCTCATTTTCCGTAATTGCACGCCGCTCAGATTTGATGATTTTTGGCCAGAGTCGTTTGGGTAAAACGGGGTGGGTGAGTTGCCCCGTTTCAATAGCTAGGTTTTGTAGTGTGCCGAGGTAAACGTGGGTTTTAGTTCCTCCTGCTCTTAGCAGCTGAAGAAAGTCGGTTCCGCTGGTCTGACCGATAGGGGTGGTTTTGAGTTTATCCCAGCGTTTATTGCCTAATTCGCGCAGTTTGCGCTCCACGGTTGCGGCGCATCCGGTCTGCATAAATGTCGCAATTAGGGTATCCCAAGTGAGGGTGTTGGTTTGGTTTTGCATAGTATTTTTTAGTTTTATGTTGCACACACGAGGTTTGAGGTGATTCTATGTCTTTTCTGGCGGGGTGGCCAAGTGGTAAGGCAAGGCTCTGCAAAAGCTTTATCGCCGGTTCGATTCCGGCCCTTCAAGACACTCCGCAGACACTCGGCTATTCATATAATAGAAAAACTAACCTATGATGTACGCACAATGAACAGGGCAAGAATATCTATAAAAATATTATTTACAATTTTTTTTCAAAAAATTATTGACGTACTCCCACCGTTCATTTACTGTCCTCCCACCAACGCAACTGACAATGCCTAACCAGCGAGATCCAGATAAACGCAAATTGAATGCGTGGATGTACGAGAAAGACATTGAGGTCTTGAAAGCAGTTGCAGAGGAGGAGGGGATAACTCTAACTGATTTATTGGTCAGGCTGACCGATGAGTTACGGAAGAAAAACAAAAAAAAACTTAATGACTGATGGGGAATTATACTTTAGGAGGGAACAGAACGAGAATGAAGCACGGCACAGAGCAGAGTCTGAGGGCTCTTTTTTTCTTAATAAATGCAATACATTAATGATGTTATTGGTTTTGTTGGTCTTGCTGTTTTTTGCTTTTCAACTCAGTAGCATCACATCAAGCAAAAACCCAGTTAATAGCGTAAATAGAAATTGCGAATGCCCCACTTGTCTGGATCGTGCAGCGTTTGTTCAGACAATTAACAGTTTACCAAAAGCTTCGAGAGAGGCTTGGGACAGGTTTGTTGAGGCAATCAAACGAGACGAGGCAGATACAATAAAATACATCGAATCCATTGCTGAACCTTTAGACCCTAACAGTCTTAGCCTAAAAGTTTCAGATTAATTCATCCAAAAAAAAATATGCTAGGTGGGAGTACATTGGGTGGGAGTACACAAAAACAAATGACCAGAGAACAAACAAAATCCGTCGTTTTATCAGACGAGACGCACAAATCATTGAAAAAATACTGCGCTGAGCGTGGATTAAAAATGAGTTCAGCCGCAGACAAGATTATTAAAAAGGTTGTGTCTAAATGAAACTGAGGGACAAGAAAATTGAGCCAATGCTCGTGATTGGATTTAGCGGCAAAATGGGCCACGGCAAAGATGAGGCGCGTCGAATTGCTAGGCGTATCTGTTACAGATACCACACAGCTAGAGTTGCATTCGGCGACATTCTTAAACGCGAGGTCGCTGCGGCTACTCAGCTAGACGTTGAGTTTATTAACGCAAACAAGGAACAGTTTAGAGAATTACTCCAATGCTGGGGTACTCAGTTTAGACGTAAATTGTTTGGCGAAAACTACTGGGTCCGACAGATGAAACGAGAGATGGACCGGCTCAGGAACGATGACGGAGGTTATCTCCAGCAACCGTGTGACATTGTTTTTGTCACTGATGTCAGATTCCCAAATGAGGCAGAGGCTATTAAGGATGAGGGTGGTGTAGTGGTTCGAGTTGACCGAGGAGACTTCATTCTAAACCAAGATGCAGCAAGCCACTCAACCGAGACAGCTCTAGACGACTACCAGTTCGATTACACACTGGATAACACAGGCAACCTAGACCAACTGAAGGATGGTGTTCTGGAGATGCTCAACAAATTTCTCCCGACGAGTGTCGGAATTGAAAACTAAATAATAACTAAATAAGAAAAATAATATGTCGTTTTTAAACGCAACAGAATCAGAAAAAAAGACGGACTTTGAGATCCACCCAAAAGGCGAAGCTCAAGGCGTATGTGTCGAGGTGATTACACATAAAAAAGACGGAACCCCGTGGACCAAAGAAAAAAACGGTGACACGAAAAATCGGATCATACTTGTCTTCCAAACCGAAAAAACACGCGAAGACGGTGAGGGTAATAAGGTTAATATGGTCCACTGGGACTGGCATAATGTGCCTCAGTCAATAGCAAACGAAAATTCAACCCTACATAAGCGTTTAAAGGAGTGGGGTGTTGAGATTAAAGATTACACCTCAAAGGAAGAGTTTGAGGCAGCTGTAGTCGGTCGCCCAGCCACGTTGTTCTTTAAGCACAATAAACCTGATTTGCAAACGTACTCAAATATTGTCTCGTGTGAAGTACCAGACAAGGACGTGGAGCCGTTCGTGGCACGAGATTATAACGCATACAACGACCCGTTCTAATATGAAGGATCTACTCACAAGAAAAGAAGTTGCAAGCAAACTTCAGCTCGGCATCAGAACAATTGATAATCTTGTTGCCACTAACGGTATTCCGTTTCTAAAGATACGAAGGTCCGTGCGCTTTTGTCCTGACCAGCTGCAAGAATGGGTTTCAAACACAAGAAAAAATGTTCCTGTCAGCTGAGCCGCACACTCGTGAGCTGAACGGAGACGGTGGTCATTGGTATTATCCCGATGGCCGCTCTCTCCACACTGTTCAGAAGAAAGATGGAAACGGAGAACGTAACACAACCCTCGCAGACGCTCGAAAGCTTGGTTTATTTCCAAGCGTCACAGCTATAACAAAAGTTATCGCCAATCTCGGACTAGACCGATGGAAGCAAAAACAAATATTAGAGACGTGCATCAATAATCCAATCGGACCTGAGGAGGACATTGATGAGTATGCTTCAAAAATGCAGCAACTCTCTCAAAAGAAGATGGTTGACGCTCGTGTGTTTGGATCTCTGTTTCACAACGCAATTGACGAACTCAACAAGACTGGATTTCTGGATAGTACATACGACGAGATTAAACCCTACGTTAAACACTATATTCAGTGGACCAGAGACAATGCTGTCACGTTCGTTGATACCGAGTTTGTGTGCGTGAATGAGAGGTTAGGGTATGCGGGTCAGGTGGATGGATTGGCTGTCATTAACGGCAAATTAACTCTACTGGATTATAAGACTCAGGATGTAAAACTAGATAAGAAAGGCAATCTGAAACCAAACTATTATGATAGTTGGGTTTGGCAGTTGGCTGCATACAAGAATGCCGACTGGTATCAGAAGCCAGCTAGGATTCAGCAAGTAATGAGTGTTGTTTTGTGTAGCCAATCTCCGTGCTATCCAATTGTTAAAGTGTGGAAACCCGCAGAACTCTCAAAGGCGTGGAAGATATTCAAGGCCAGCTGTCAGCTATGGCAACTAACGAACAATTTTAACCCCGCTGCAAACGCGAAATTAGTACACAAATAGATGGGCAAACATCAACGAGAGAAGGGTAAGAGAGGCGAACGAATGTGGCGCGACGAATTGCGTGCTGCGGGATTTAACCCAAAAACAACATACCGCACAAACCAGTTTAGCGGGAAGTGTCCAGAGGGTTCTCCTGACGTTTATTGTGGCGAGCTGCCCGATATTCAGTTTGAGGTTAAAAACGTCGAGAAACTAAACGTGTGGGCCGCTATGGACAGAGCATTGGAGGATACCCCAGCCGGAAAGCTAGCGGTAGTTGCTCACACAAAGAATAACGAAGGGTTTTTGTGTTATATGACAAGTGACACGTTATTCGCTTTGCTGCGGGAAAGTAGTTACATCAAGAGTGACAATTGAAATTCCAGACAGCGTTTTGAAATTGGATATTTGCCTGTCTGACAAGGTGATCTGCGCCAGTATAATCTGTCACCCTAACACTACTAAAGCTGTACTCAGCAAGATGCTGGGAGTGACTAGATCAAAGCTATATCAAGCTACAAGTAGCGCAAAAAAAGAAGGACTAAACCTTCAAAGGGAGTGTCAAGTATACTTGGCAAAGTGTCAACTATACGCGGATAAATCTGCTGTATACTATACACCTAGTACAGTAAGTAGTTTAGTAGTAGAGAAAGTAGAACCCAAAACCCTAAATGCAAAACCTCCGACGAAGGAGGAGGTTCAGAAGCACGGAGCCGAGCAAGGGGCCGCTGATTTGGTGGATGAATTTTATGCCACCTACGAGGAGAGAGGTTGGATGTCCAACGGTCAACCAATCAAGAGCTGGAAAGCAATGTTCCGCTGGTGGGCAAAAAACAAATCTGCCAAGCCAATCCAAAAACAATCACCAAAAAAGAAGATGTCAGCTGAAGACGTTTTCTATGAGATGGACGCAGAAACCTACGACAACTGATGCGCCTAATTTTAACAATTTTAATTATTACTATGAAACCAATTACCAAAATACCAAACGACCGAGACGCAGAGATGGGACTGATCGGTGCAGCTATTCAAGGAAAATTTGACGACATTCACGCAGCTGGCGTGGATGACAATTTTTTTCACGATCTCAAGTGCCGAGGGTTGTGGAAGATGATGGAGGAACTAGAAGGCAGTGGCACTGGCATAACTGTGGACACGTTGGCGCATAAGGCCAAGAACGACAACGGTTCTATTGCTTTCTCCGATGTCTTTGAGGCTGAGTCAGCGTGTCCATCTCCTTTAAAC